GCTACCAGGAATCATCGCCAATTCCTTTTCAATAACTACCCTATCCTCTGCATCATCATAATTTAAATCATGTTTCTCAATTTTCAAGAAGACAGGGCGTTGTATTTCAGCACTGCTTATATTGCTTTGCCCTTTATAGATTGTATTATACCACTTTTCTATATCAGGTTCACTATCTGGATTGTCGCGCCACCTCTTTAGTCTCTGTACAAATTCTTCTGGCTGCTCATGTATTGGAACCAGCACGCATAAGCATTGCGGGTGCGCTGGATACATCGGTTCCTCGCCAGGTGGATATACGCCAGCACCCAACCCCCAGCCATCAACCTCGGCTAGAGTATCGCATATATCTTCCAAAGGATGCGCCTTACTCAGCATCCATTTTATGCCTTTATAGCTCGGTGTCACCCTGGCCGCTGCAATAGTACCTTCTCCAAATGCTACTGTAGTTTCTGTCCTAGCCAGTCGTAACGCCTCATACGATATGTCTTTTGGTACTCTGCCTTTCATGCGTTTCATCATGTTTGGATATTCGCTAGCCAGTGTATTCGCCCCGCCTCGGACATATCTTTCTAACATCCTCGCAGTTTTAACGGCATCCTGTCCGATTGCCACCGACTCCTGTATCAGATCACGAATTGCATTTCTAGCACTTTCGCTAACCTGCCATATTCGGTCCGATAGCTTCATGCCGTTTTTTGTCCTTGCCCATATGGCCTCGACCGCTTGTGTATTGACCCTACTAAATAAATTTTGTATGTCGGCCATATTGATAATATCATCTGCTTCAGCTTGTTTAACCAAATCTATTAATACTGCCTTTGAATACCCACTTCCGGCCTCCACGGACTTTCGCGTATATTCATTCATTTGGGCAGTAAGCTCTTCTGCTATTCTTTCAGCCTCTCGCCTAAGAGAAATCTCCAGTTCCTGCAAATGGCGTTTGTACAGGTGGCCTGAGCCTTTTGCCACGTAAGAACGCAATTCTTTCGCAATTCTCTCAGCAGCTCTAATATACAGTTTGCGTATCTCAACATCTTGTCGCAGCCTTAGGTCTATATATTGCTTTCTTGCTTTTAAGGCCCATTTGCCATACTCACCAGCTGCATCCTGGATTTCTTTTATAAGTCTCCTGGCGTTTTCGCTCGACAGGTCCATTTATTACACCTGCCCATTTATGGCATCTATAATCTTTTTCTCATCTTGAAGTAATTGCCCATCCTCAAGTCTTGCCTGCATGATTCTATCTTGTATAATGCGTTCTCTTTCACCGGGGACCTCTGGATCGTCGCTGATGAAATCATGCATTGTGGTAATATATTTTTTTAGGAAGTTTGCTGCCGCCTCAACGCTCAAGAATCCCCCCTGGATTGCTGTATTGAGTGCGGTAGTTATCATCTGCAATTCCTGTGCTACGTCTTTACCATCTCTGGGATCTACGTCGTCCCATCCAAGAGTTGTAGCATATGTTGAGAATGTCTTGCCTTCCGCCTGGGCCGTCATAGCCAATACAATTCGAGCCAGCCTTTGCCAAGCCTCTGTAAAATGCTCCCGTTTTCTTGCAATTCTGCGGACTAGTACCGGCATCTGCTCTTTGACGCTGGAAAGACTAGATGGGGTATGCACTCCAAAAGCGAATTCTGGAGTTTCACTAGTGTCTACAATGCAATAAAAAAGGAGCTGCAATAAATCTTTTGCGTCTCCTATGGCGCTTTTGACTTCGATGAAGCCGGCATCTTCTTCATCCATGAATATCAAAAGCTCATGGCCATCAAGGTTGATAGTTCCTCCCTTCGCTGCAAACTCAGCAGGATCTGTAATACCAAAATTGTTTTGAAGGAATCGTGCAACATCCTTAAGTTTTAGTTTTAGGCGCGGCGTCGAATGCATTTTGCTTCCTTGTATGGCATGAAGCATGACATCATGGTATGCCTTCATAAATGGTTCTATCGGTTCAAGGTCCGACTGACCGAACTCTTTTGTTTCGTCTCCCTCGTTTTTGAAATGCACTATAGGGATAAACCCCCATGGATTTTTTTCTTCTCCCGGCTGTATATCCGGTGGTATATCGCCATCTATTTGTATCAGACGGCGATCTTTGCTAATACGCTGAGTAACAATGCAACGTCTGGTGTTATTGCTCTCATCAAGCCATACATGTTCGGATTTAAGAACATATTCTCTTACGGAACCAGTAATTGGGTTCCTGATGATTTGCACCACCTGTTCCGGTGGAATGATGTTATATACCAACCTAACCTTTTTTTCTGGATATAAAGTTGCGTCCTCATTTTCCTCTCGGGTAATCCACACAAAACAATCCCCATCCCGCATAGCATTACGGTGAGTCTGTTGCATCCGACTTACATTAGCGCCAAAAAAGTCATCCAGTACAGCCTGAGCTTCCTCGTCCTCACTCCGAAACCGTGGCACACCCATAAAACCCACAGTCGTATTGATAACGGTCTTTGCAAAGCCAGCGCCAAGTTTATATGCATCATCCGTGTTTTCATATAAAGCTCGGGCTTTTGCATAATCGACACGGCTGGAATTAAGCCGATATGGTGTAATATAAGTGCCAGTATATAACCTCCATCCGGTAAAGCTCAATAAATCTCTTAATTTGGATATTTCGCCTACAGCTTTTTTAAGCCAACTAGCTCTAGCCATATATCCTCAATCCCCTCAAAAGTGAAATTGCCTCTGGGCTAGCCTGATAATAACTACCTTTCAATCCCCAACACGCTAAGGCCAAAGCCATTACAGTGTCATCGTGATATCCTTCTGAAGCTTCTGCCTTGACCTTTGCTCCTCGCTTTACGTTTCTAAAATATCTGAGCTCATCTCTTAACGCCGTCCACGAGGCAGGCAGTAGTAACTTCTTTTGCTGTATCAACACGACGAGGTTTGATATAAGCTCACTTCTGCTTTTCTCGCTAAAAACAAAAGGCTCGCAATTGCGAACCTGTTCCGCTATTGGTTCTCCAACACCTGTAGCATCAAGATAAACCCTTGCTTGATATTTAGTTTGTAGCTCATTTACATGAGTAATGACATCAGTATAAAGCCTGCCTTGATAGCGATGATATTCCGCTATCCTGTAAGGCTCCTTTGATACATCCAACACAACAATAACTGTATAGTCCTGATATTTTGCCAAATCAACGCCAATACTGTATCTATGGCCGTTCTGCGGCTCTTTCTTAAGCTCATAATCATCGAATACCTCGCATAGCAAATTCCAAGGGAAAATAAACGAATCATCTTCAACAAATTCAGCAAGATACTCTATTCTCCAAGCAAGCTCTGGAATTTCTCTCCGTATTCTCTCTAATTCATCGCGGCTCAATCTCTCATTGTCGTAAACAGTAGCGTGAAAACTTTTATAATATCCTGTCTCATCATTTAGCCCTTCTTGAAAAAGTTTATACACGTAATTCATACCATTAGGAGTAGTCTCAAGCCGTAATAACCCCTGCCGATCCAGTACCATGGCTCGGATGACTTCATGATAAACCCGGTCCTTGATGAAAGCCGCCTCGGTTATAGCAACACCGTTAGCTCCTTTGCCTCGCAGGTAAACACCGTCCCTAGCAGTGGATCGGCCCAGGATTTTCGAACCGTTCACAAGCTCAACTTCTGGAAACGGACTCCATTTAATTGGTCCTTTCAGTAAAGCATCTAACAAGGCATTTTCAGCGGCTCTTTGTTCTAGTTCCTGGAAGTATATCTTCGCCTGGTCTATTGACGGTGCAGTAACATACCATATCTGTGTTGGTTTTATTGCACTTTCGTGAACCACATCCACCAGTGTAACTGTGCTTTTCCCAAACCGGCGCCCCGCTACTTTAACCTGAACCTGGCCGCCTAATTTCAAAGCCTGTGCCTGTTTTTCCCCCAAATCCAACCCAAAAAAGGCTTTTGCGAAGTAAACTTTATCTTTTCGGCTTTTCCTTAAAGTCTCATTTAGCAACTCCCTCGCTTTCGGCGTCAACATCATCATCACTCCACAGCAACCGTAAGGCATCCGCAACATTGTTCAGCGGATCATCGCCAGTTAGTTCGAGTTTTTGTTTTATTGCCTGTCTCATCTCGCTTTGCAGCTTCTCCCGCAGCTGTACTAACGACAGCGGTATTTTTCTCCGTTTTTCTATTAAATCTTTAAGCCAGGCTGTAGTTGCCTGGCTTAATTCATAGTTGTCAGCTATGGTTGCATCCAACATTTCAAGGTCGGATAACCTCTTTTCTACGACTTTTTGATACTGCTCTTGGCTTTTTCGGTATTGTTCCCTTACCTCAGCTTTTACATCAAAGTGTTCATTAAGATGTTGCCAAATAGACTTATAGCTGATTTCTTCACCATACTCTTCCTTCAGCTTTGCGGAAATCACTCTTGCACTTAAGCCATCTTCTTTTGCCCACTTTTCTATCTGGACCCGGTGCTGGCTGTTGCATACCTTGCACCGGGAGGAATATCCAGCCGGCATCCGGGCCACCTCCTTGTTACTGTTACTCTTGTTACTGTTACGGTTGTTACGGTAACAACAAAAAGATTCAGTCAAGATTTTATAAATCTTTTAAATCTATTCTCTCAAATGTAGCTATAAAGTCCTCATGCATATAGCCAAAGTCAAAATATGGAGGATCTTCCCACATAGCTTTGCCACTTTTACTATCCATTAATTTTTCCATTTCTTCAAAAGATATTTTCCCTTCTCGAAAATCTCTTTCAGCATCACCCAAATAGAACAAATAAAGAATCGTAGTTATTTTTTCATGCATATCTTCCAACCGATATAATATATTACCATCTAAATTATGTTTAATCCCTCTGTTTTTATAATTTCTTGCTTTCAATTCAAGTTCATCTAATAATGGATAAATGGACCATAATTGCCTTAAGATTTTTTTCGTTTCTTCTTTATTCATGTAATGCCCTCCTCAATTTATGTAGTTAGTTACTCTTGTTAAATATATGAGTGGGCATACACAATTATTCATTTATCTAAATATCCGAGTAAGCTATATAGCAATTAACCATCGTTTCATTTCACCTGATTTAAATGCGCATGAAAAAAGAGCCCGAAGGCTCTTAACTTATAAATTCTTCATTTACTGCTTTGAATATTTCTTTGTAAGTTTTCGCAACCGCCTCATCGCTTAAATATTTGTCAATCAAATCCTTCATCAACCCTGCATGTCCTATGCCTGCAATAGCTTGTCCTCTAGCTTTCAAGAGTTCACAAACAATTTCAGCTGCAACTTCATAGGTTCCCTTTGACATAAAACCATCCCCCTTTCTACTTCCATACTTCTCCATAGAAAGGGGAAATCCTCTATTAATCGTTCGCCTTCTTTCGACAACAAAACCCGGCGGAGCAACCGGGCTGGAGGAGAGGAAGCATATATACTTCAATAGCAGCCCAAACCAGGCTGCTTGGAATACTCGATATAATTTTTCATCTTAAATCATATCACAGAAAAAACGGACATTGCGGACAACTTTAGCCCTTGGCTAAAAACCTTTCAGCTGCTTTTCTCACACTGTCCGCCGTATTATTGCCTCCTATGCTTGCTGCTACTTGCTCCCAAGTAAGCCCGTTAATATACCTTAATGTTAGTATCTGCCGCATTAAACTATCCTCTATGCTTCCTATATACTCATTCGCTTGTTCCACAAGATCCATTAATTCCTCTATTCTTCTTCTAAGCATTCTTTGCAATCTTTTCAGTCTGCGATTATAGTCCTTGTAATCTATCCCAGTTATTTTTATATTGCGTTCTATATAAGGGAAATAAGGAGTCGAGCCTTTCACAGTATCTGTTGTAATAATATAGTCCATGTTTTCTATTTGCTTTTTTAGCATTTCTATTTCGCTCTTGAGATGTTTGATTTGCTTTAACTCCTTCTTAGTCATACAGTACATCCTCCCCTTCCCCGGGCAGCAACCCTCCACGTCCAGGGCGAGGCGGTTCTTCCATGATTCGCTTATAATACTTATCCACATTATCCACATCCGCGGCAGCAAGAATAACCTCAGTTATATCTCTCACACTCAACATCATACGAAGCTTTGAATAAACGCTCGGCGCCGTTGCTCTTATATACTCCTCAATGGTGATGAACAAATTTACATCTTCTCGCTGTATTTGCGTGTACTTCATAAGACCCCTCCCAAGTTTCAAATAAAAAGGACACTACCCCGGTTGGGGAGTAGTGTCCGCTGGATGTCCAGTAGGACTCGCCTTAATATACCTTCTTCCTATCTTTAAGTGTATAATCCATCTGAAGATTACCTTGATGATTGCTAATCTCAATATTGAAATAATCTAAATTTCCGTTCTTTTCCGCTACATTTAGAACTGTTTCTACGAACTCCGTTATTCGTTTTTTAAGGGTTTCTTTTTTATCTTCCATCTAACCCCTCCTGCTCCTGTATCAATCTATCCAGATACCATCTCGCCTTTTTTAAATCTTCAACACCGTTCTTGTATTTGTATCTTGCTAGATATTTGATAATGTTACCTAAGAGGAACCCCTCAAAACTATCTCCTGTCATATCCTGTATAATCTCAATAGTTTCAAACTTGCCCATATTATAGTGTTTCGGGTGGTCAATATTGTCCATCTTATCCCTCCTCCCTAAAATAATTTTCCGTGCTTATATCCTCTGGTTTTGTTTTTCTCCATCTTTTTCTTGATTTCCGTTTCTAGATCTATGTTCAGGCCACCACATAGATCACCCAAGCGTATTGCCACATCCGCCAATTCTTCCGCAAAATTCTCTCTGTCATCATTCCGCAATGCCTCTAAGGCTTCACCGAGCTCACTCACTATCAACATAAGCCTCTTTGCTATTGCACTGTTAAACAGCTCCTGTATATCTAAGGTACTTGCTTCATTTCTGTCTAATCCATCTTCCCAGCAAATACTATCCCAATCTTCCCAGAATCCGTGGTCTCGTGCATTCTTGTGAGCCTTCTCGCATAACTCAGTTATCGTCATGCTATTTTCCTCCTTACCAAGCATCTTCGTACTACTTTCCCACTTCTCCATAGCCTGCCGCAACTTGTACACAATTTTGCTGGTTTCTTCCCATAACAGCAATCTATCAAAACATTTCCACATGTACATAATGTTGTTTTGTATATTGCCATAGCTTTATCCACAAAATATCTAAACTTGTCCATATCACCTGCCAAATACCGTACTATTCCCCTCGCACAATACTCTAGTACCTGATCATCCATGCTTAATCACCCTTTACAATTTTTATCTCCAAACCCGGAAATTTGTTTAAAAATTGCTTGTGCTTAATCTTAAAGATCTCTGTTTCAAAGCCTTTGGTGTCGATTATTTCAAATGTCCCATCCAGGTGAAAAACAATGAAGTCTGCCCTATACGTCACCGGTTTTCTTTCCGCAAACCCTTCAACCAATATGAACTCCGGCTGTCGGCAGAAGCCCAAGATATCTCCTGCCATGAGCTGTAATTTCAATTCGCTGTAATAATCCGCTTCCTTCTGGCTATCGAATAATATCCCGTCCACCATGACTCTTTTGTTGCGATATTTTGATTGTTTTTTTACCGGTTCAAAAATGTTACTGCTTCCTCTTTTTAGCTGAAATTCTCTATATTCCTCTTCAGTCCATCGTAAGCTCACACCAGATCCCCCCAAACGTCGTATGGACACTCTTTTGCACCTGTAGGTTTTATCTCCAGTTTTGCCAGCAATCTACGCAATTCACATGGCCCACTTTTATCCGTACATGTTATGCATGTGTTAAACTGCGCATATTCAGCCAGTGCATATATATCATCTTTGCTGTATTTGCCTTGAGGAGACAACTTCGGCCTAAAATCAATTTCATATTGCTTCGCCATGCGGATTATACTTTGTGCAATGCTGTAGCTATCTATGCTGTCTAATCGTTTCTGCCATGCTTTATTGAGGTACGTCTGAGCTGCTTTAAGCCATTTTCGTATATCCTTGTCCTTCTCGTGCTCAATATAATTTCCCAGCCATTCTGAAAATCCACATATAGCAATGATATTGAGCTTTTCTTCTCGGTTTAGATATTGTTTCATACCAACTCATCCCCCTAGAACGGCAATTCATCATCCGGCACATCTACGCTTTCAAAACCTGGTATTTCTGTATTCTCGGTATCCTGCTGTTCCTGTTTCTCACCCCACTCCAAGAACTGGACCTCATCAGCCACCACTTCCCACGTATATCGCTTCTTGCCATCTTTCCCATCGTATGAGCGAGTTTGAATCCTACCGGAGACTGCTACCAACCTACCTTTTGCTAGATACTTAACACAATTTTCAGCCAAACCTCTCCACGCCAGAATAGGGATAAAATCCGCTTCTTTTTCACCTTTATCGTTCTTATAATCTCTGCTAACTGCTATGGTGAAAGTTGTTACGGCCACTCCGCTGGGCAAATACCTAAGCTCTGGAGCTCTTGTTAGTCTTCCAATCCCAATCCATTTATTCATCGCTCTTCCCCCTTATATATCCATCCACAGGCTGGGCAGATATACTCATTGTTCGTTTTCTGTATCTTCTCTCCGCACCAGAAGCAATCACTGGTAGAGTCTTCTTTACGTAGCACAAAACTCTCATCTTCTTGCTTGGCCGCTGCCATCAGCGCCATTATGGCCATGCCTAAAATGCCGCCTGCTATAAACCCCAATATAAACAGCATGCTTTTACCCTCCCTGATAAGACAGGTGTTATTTGAGTAAATCCTTTATTATTTCTGCCTTCTTGCTTGCTGTTTTGACTCTCCTACTAGGTCCGGTAACTTCTATCGGGAAGCACATTTCTATAAGCCTGTCGTAGGTCCTAGCAACACCATCTTCTCCCGTAAGCTTGTCCCTGAGCTGCTCTTTCGTTAGATTTGTGGTGCAGATCATCGGTTTTCCGTCCCGGTATCTGCTGTCAATGATCTCGTATATCTTTTCCCTTGCCCACCCTCTGTCGTCCTCTGCCCCAAGATCATCTAGCACCAGTAACGATGCATTTCGGAGAGAATTTATAATCTCTACTTCTCCTTCCTTGCCGTAATTGTTGTATGTTTGCTTAATTCTGTTTAAAATCCCAATGCTCGATATCACTATGACCGGTACCAGTCTTTCAAGAAGATAATTCGCTATACAACAGGCTATATATGTTTTGCCGGTGCCGGGTGGACCGTAAAACAGGAATCCCAGGTTTTTCTCTTTCATCTCCGGCCATCGCTCGCAATAATTTAAGGCCATTTTATAGAGCTTTTCGTTGTGTTTATCAATTTCAAAGTTTTCGAATCGACATTGTTCAAAATGTGCATCCATCATCGAATATTCTTTAAGCCTGTCTAATCTGTACTGGCGCTGTTTATTTTCATCCTCTTGCCGTCTGCGCTCATATTCCTCCTGTTCGCATTTACACTGCTTGCGAACTATCCGTTTTTGCCCAAATATTTCTATCTCCATGTATTTCTTCTGGCCACATTTTTCGCAGCGCTCAGAGAGTAATTCCAATGCTGGAGTACTGGTCCTCTTCTCCATCACTCCACCCAGTATTACCCTTAGTGGTTCCATTGGCCTTCTTACCCTCCCCTATTTCCATATTAGGTTGTCCATCTGTTTGCCAACCTTTTAAGATGCCTTTCACATATGCTAAAGTGCGCTTGCCCATATTTGCAGCTTTCTCCAATGCCATAATCACCCACTCGGTTGTATATTGTTCTGCAAATTCCAGAAGCACCTCTGCTTGATTAGGGTAGAGAACACCAAATCCGTTGTTTCTATATGCCTCTG